ACTTGTTTCTCGTACTTCTCTTTCGCTTCTTCTTTACTCTCTGCCTCAACAACTGTAAACCTTTGATTACTCTTAGCTTTAGTTATGTGTGTATGCTTGCGTCCTGTTGAATCTTTGAATGTTGTGACTAGGTATTGTGTCACTTCCCCAAAACCTCCTTGACTCGATCTAAGATGTCTTTACACGTATCCTTTTCCTGCGTCTGCTGTTCCATCTTGTCTTTCGTGGTTCCTTTTCATTTTCTTTTTGTATGCGTCAATGAGTTGATCGATAGTGTAGTAGTTGTTCGCTAATGCAAACGGTAAAAATAAGTTGCTACTATATGGACTTTCATACATTTCATCTATAGTTGACATAAATTCATCTACTACATCACTATCGTTAAAATCGATTTCAACTCGTTCTATATAGTCGTTAAAATCTCCGTCATCTAAATAACCCAAAATTTCTTCCATGTTATCTGCTTGTTGATTAGCAATACTCAATCCAAACGCTAACATGTCTGCTAACTCGTCTAGCTGTACGTCTAACGGTTTACCTGGTTTCTTCTTCCAATTCTTGAACGTTTCCAATGTGTTAAACCATTCAAAGAATTCAACCACATACGCAATCTTGCTATCTCGTAAATTTAGTGTTGGTATTCTATCGTCAAAGTCCTTTTGTATTTGTAATAACTCTTGTAACTGATCAATTGTTAATGTGTTAGTCATTTTCCTGCTCCTCCTCATATTTATAGACCACTTGCCCCGTCATAATCCCTACTGCTTCATCAAGACCAATATCTTCTTTGAGTGCATCTTGCATAGCATTAGGTAAACCCTCAAGTATTTCATCAAACGCTTGTGCTTTCTTATACACGTCCTCAATCTCTTTTAGCAATCCCTCTGTGTCATTACCGTTATATGCACTAGCGCTGATAACTGATTGTTCGATTTGTTCGCGGTTATTCATTAGTGTCATCCTCCATAAAAATTTTATTGTTTAATTTCATTCCAAATTTAACTCTTTCATCATCGTTGCCGAATTCGTTTATTAAATCTTTTTCAACACTCTTGCAATACCTATCCCATGCGCTCGCTTTCTTCTCCAGATCTTTGTTGCGCTCTCTTAACTTAGCTATATCTCCAATAAGCTCATCACGTTGCTTCTTGTACTCTTCACGATCTTTTAATGCTTTGTGAAGTTTATCTAATAACTTGTTAAAGTTAGTACAAAGATTTTTATATTGTTCATCTGATAAGGTGAACGTCATCTCATAACCTCCAATAGCATCTCATTTTCAAAAATATTTCCAACAATTTCAATAATATCGTCATTTTCACTTAGTAATTCAGTTACATTGCTAAAAGTTATATAAAAGGCTCCTTCTTTAAACTCGATAAAACTTACTTCTCTCGAATAACAATCTTGAACAATATCCCCTTCATAAATCTCCACACCGTGCACATCTTTAAATCCTGTGTATTGTAATAGTTTTACTTCATTGAAACTTTTATAACCTGTTGAAATCAAAATGTACCCACTATTAAAATCGATTTCGTCAATAATACTCATAACTTTTTTATCTTTATCCCAAGCTTTAAATTTCAACATCATTCTACCAACTCCCCATCTTTCCAAATCAATGTCATCGTCATGTCATCGTTTAAGATATAGAATGCTTTAGTAGGAAAAATATTGTCGTCTTCAAAACGTTCGTTCAAACTGATACCTTTGTGTAATGCGGATTTATAGACTCCTTCTTGAATCTCATATACCTCTAACAACCTATCAAACTTAGTCTCTTCCGTTACTTCTTTTTCAATATCAACTATGAAGGGGATATCAATTGGAATAAAACTTGACGTCGAACACTTATTTGTATTTGGATGAAAACGAACGAATCCATCACTAAATCCTGTTGAAAAAAATATTTTTCCTTGTGATAGATCCGGATTTTCTCGCGCCCATTTAATTAATTCATCTAATCTCATTTCTTTTTTAACTTTGATTTTCATTGTTATATCTCCTCTTGAACAGTAAATTTATCGTTAATTGATACATATCCAGTCACATTACATAAGATGCTATCAACATGAAAAGTCACAAAACAGTTGCGCTCAACATCATTTGAATAGAATCTTTTATTACCTGATAACTTGGGGTTATCCCAAGCCCATTGGATAAGTTCAGGTAAATTCATTTCTTTTTCAATTTTGATTTTCATTGTTTCCGCCCTTTTAAAATAAAGTTAGTTGCTTCTGTTCCTCATATTCCAAATCATGTTGCTTTATATATGTTTCAAGCTCTTCGGCTGTATCAAATGTCTTTTTCACGCCTTGCCAACCTGGTACGATATGCCCATGAAAGTAATAAGTGTCATTTACTACATGGATATGTGCCACTCGCTCGTTATCCTGATACAGATATCTCTTAGAGCCGAAAAATCGGCTTAAGTATTCTTTGCGTGCGCTATCTGTCATTGTCATCACTCCCACAAGTCAAACACTCTATCAACGTAAAACTTCGCTTTTGCCATATCCTCATGTCCATTCTTTAACGGTGCTCTAGATAGGTATTTGATTGCATTACCTATTGCGAATGCTAATTGTGGTGGGTACTGTGCCGTTACTTGTTCGATAAAATCTATAATTTCAATGTCGCCGTATGTGTAATGCGCCGGTTGCTTAACGTTGTCTTGAATTTCGTTCATATCTACTTTTCTGTTACTAATTATGCTCATTATGCTTCACTCCATTTCTTGAACATTTGGTTATAAGTGACATCGAACCAGTACGGATCACGTGAATGTTTTTGTGGTACATCAAATAAATGTGGCTTCTTTCTTCTTAGCTCAGCTTCTTTACGTCGTTGCCTAGCCATTTCACACTCTCGCTCCAAAGCTTTTGTTATTTGTATTTCTCTATAGTCGTTTAGCTTCATGCCGAAAGGTGCATCAATTGCTTCCGACATCTCCCAACCCTTCGCAACTCTGTTTCTAACTATTTCGGGCGTGAGTCCTTTCTTTTTCATCTGCTCATTTTCATATTCAGTGTATTTAGAAGGGGGTTTTTCTTGTGGTGGCGCAATAAGCGCATCGCCCGTTAGCCCTTTTGCTACCCTGTAATTAATTAGTCCTTTGCTTAGGTTGTACTTTTTAACTATTTCGCTAACAGTCATCATTTTGCCGTCAACCTTTACTTTCTTAGGCTTTACTACATTTTGTATTAAATCTTTCCCCCTCGCCCCTCTGTCGTACCTAGTAATCAATGTCGATACTTTGATGTCGTATTTATCCGATACATCAATAAGCGTCATCAATTTACCGTCTATTCTCACTTTCGTTTTTATGCCCGCCATTTATTCCACCTCTACATTTACATTTCTAATTTTTAAATTGTCATACTCTAGTATTTCGCCAGGATTGTTATATAAGTAATCTGCCAGCGCATCTTTTTCGTTATCCACATCATCAAAATGCTGATATTCAACTTCTGTAGGTATTCTTATATCAATCGTTGCGTTTATATATGCTTGTTGTTGCATTAGATCACTTCCTCAACTCGCATGATTATTTTTGGTTCTAGTCCATAACGCTTTGAGCTAGTTATTTCTGTAATTTGGTTATCGTCTTTCCATACATGACCATTACATGCGTCTAATACTGTTTTAATTAAGTTATCGATATCCGGCTTAGTCACTTTATACTGTCCAACCATTTCACTTTTCTTTTTCTTCGACCATGATTTAAGCAATGGAAAGTAAAAGTCTAATTCGATTTTTAGTGCATGTTCTAGATTCAACTTAGGCATTTGTCCTTGTATATACGCTTTATGCTTTGTATAAGACGTAGGCATGTAAGTTTGAACAAATCTACCTGTATTACGAAAGCGTGGACGAGGCGAGCCCATAGGTGCCTCAAACGTTTCGTTAAATTTAATTTCTATTTCCATGTGCCACCTCTAAATATCAAATATCGTTGCTTGTAACCCTAGTTCTTGCTCATATAGAAGCCCGTGAGCGCCTTTGAATCGTTTTAGGTCACTATCAGTCATAATTTTCTTTTCGTCGCTGAAATGGGCTCCTGTAAGCGAATAAACTTCATTTGCGTTGTCTTTATACTTGATGACTTTGATATCTTCCGTGCCATCTTCTCGG